CTGTGTGATTCTCTAAATTATATTTGTGTTTATTTTTATTATGAGTAAGAAATATTACTTCTGATAATACATTTTCTTGGTCATCAACAATAGCATCTACTAAATTAAATAAATCTATGTAATCTTGAATCCAATTGTCATAGTATACAACAGGAGAGTAGTTAATATGTACATCATACCCTGCTTTTCTAAACTTATTGATTGCTTTTATTCTGTCTTTAATATCAGGTGTGTTTGGTTCTAATATTGATGCAATTTGTTGTGGCATTAAGCTAAATCTAATTCTAACTTTTTCTTGTGGATTAAATTCTAGAAATTCTTCAGGTATAACTTTAGTTGCAAATGTAGCTTTTGCTTTTGGATGCTCTACAAAAAACTCAAATATTTTTTGCCAATCATAAAACTTACTATGAAAAGCAAAATCTTCATTACAAGCAATATCATAAGTTATGTATTTAGGGTCTGTTTGATTTGGTTTATCTATAACAGCAAACATAACATGAGCATTTATCTCGTCAAGTATTTGATTAATATTTGTAGAATAATCTAAGCCTTTAGGTTTATGTCTTTTCATATAACAATATGCACATTCAAGTAAACAACCATAGCCAAAGCTAGGTGATATAAAATCACTACTTCTACCTGATGGTCTAATTTTAAATGTTTTTCTTGTTACAGGTTTTACTAAGCTCATAATAAACTTACCTGTTGGTTATTTGGTTCATAATTAGTTATTACAATTTCGTTTTTATAATCTTCTCCTGTGCGTTGACCTGCATATTTAACAGGAATTTTGTTTATAATAAAATCTTTGTACAGTTCCATAACTATTTCTCTGTCATCATAACTTACCATAAACTTTGCTCCTGACTTATCTATATCTTTAACTAATTCAGCTAATTCTATGTGGTCTTGTTCATTAAAATCAAAAAAGTAATAATCTTTTCTTTCTCCTGCTCTTACATATGGAGGGTCATAGTACCAAAAGTCGCCTTCTTTAGAAGGGTATCTTGTGTGTAACTCTCTAAAATCAAAGTTTTCTATAACCGTTCTTAATAATTTTGTTCTACCATAATGTAAAAAATCTAAAGCACCTGTGTCCCAATCATTTTCTTTACTCATTGGATTATTATAATTATTATTAAATGCATTCATTATACAATAATAATACTTAACAGCTCTTTTATAGTCAGGTATATCTGTGTGATGTTTATGCTGTAATTCTAATTTAAAGTTTGTAAATAAATGTCTAGACTTAGGAATCATTCTACAGTAGTCTATAAAACTATCATAGTCTTCACATATTACATGATACAGATTTGCTATATCGTTATCAAAATCATTTACAATGCTTAATTTAGAATTTACTTTACGCATATACATGGACAGACCTCCTGCAAATACCTCAATATATCTTTCGTGTTTTGGAAGCATAGGTATTAAAACTTTACTCAACTGATACTTTCCTCCATAGTAAGGTATTATAACAGGACAATCTGCCCATTTAAAAGAACTCATTTATGCTGTTGCCCATCTATATACTGATGGGTATATCTTAGATTCTAATTGATGAGTAGTGTTATATTTTCTGCTCATTCTATGAGTTAATATATAAGTTGCTACGTTATATAAATCCCAATATGTTTTTGGCTTGTTAGCAATTAAGTATTGCGTTAGAAACTCAGACATTGTGGAAGGGAATAGTTCTATAAGTTTAAGTAAATGTTTTTCTCTTAATTTTGTAGTTTTTAGTAACGGAAGCTTTTCGCCTTCAGCTTTCGTTTTATTGATTACATTTACGATGACCTCTTCAAGATTATCTAGTCTTGCATTTCCGATATTATGTTTAAAGTTATGTTTATCAATTGTAGTTCCGATAATCATACCATTACTACAAACTAATCGAAAAGCACCTGACAATATATGTACTTGTAAGCTACCATCATAGCTATTTTTAATTATTATTTCAGGATTCATTGTATCGCCTTTGTCAATTTTAATTAATTGCTTTTCCATATTCCATTTGTATACAGTTTTCTGACCATCACCTAATGACACAGCTTCACGAAGTGTAGCACCATGCTGTTTTAATGTTG